CGCTCGATCTCGTCTCTCATGTTGAGGAACGCCACCACGGTGTCGCCGTTCGTCACCACCGCCAGCGTCGATCCGTCTGCCCCGATGGCAAAGGTGGCGACGGAGGAGCCAGATCCCTTCATCTGCGGGAATGTGATTTCGTCGCTCATGGCTTGGTTTCCAGCGCGGCGCGGGCGCAGGCTCCGTTTGCGTTATAACCGTTGTAGGCATCGTCTGCGTAATAGCGCAGCGCCGTCTCCAGCACCTCGACGCGGGCGCGCAGCCGCTCGGTTTCGTTGTGCGCGTCGTCTCGCGCTCTCACCGCCTCCAGGAACGCCTCGTGCAGGTCTCCTTGTCCAGCCGCGCGATGAGAGCGTCGGCGTTCGTTTGCGATTACTTTGTCGCTCATGGCTTGACCTCCTTGTCCAGCCGCGCGATGAGCGCGTCTGCGAACCTGACGGCTGTGTCCGTCACGCTGACGTCGTTCACATTCGGGTCCGCCAGCAATCCGGCCAGACACGCAGTCGCGATGCGCTCGCGGCGGTCGATTGCAAGCACCGCCACGCGGGCGCGCAGCCGCTCGATCTCGACGGCGGCTGCGCCAAACAAACCGACACGTCCAAAGTCCGTCATAAGATCTGGCGGGACGCGCAGTCTCTTTACGATATCTCCGCTCATCGTCCACTCTCCCGCATCTCGCGGCAGATGCGCCGCAGTTCCTCGGCTTGCGCTGCGCGCTCGGCGTCGCGGGCGTCCACTGACGCCGATGCTACCTCCGCTTTCCACGCTGCCGCCGCGCGCATCGCCTCCTCCACCGCCAGCCGCGCCACCCAGGACGCCGCATTTTGAGCCGCCTCCATCTTCGCTCTCATCCTCGCGTTGCTGACCTCGACGCGCGCGCAACGCTCGGCGAAATCGAGGGCGGCGACGCTTAGTCGATCGCTCACATGATGCTGCACGCGCCGCGCGCACCAGACGGCATAGAGCCGGATTTCCCGGTCGCATCCCTCGATGGCGCGCAAGCACCACAGCGCGTCGTCGAGTCCGTTGCTATCGAGGATCTGGTCGATCCACAGCGTCTCGTCGTCCGCTGCGGTTTTTCCTAGGCCGCGCAGTAACTTCTCCCAGCCGTCGCGGCAGGGCTCGTGCAAGCGGATCTGGTTAAGCGTTGTCTTCATCGCCCGTCCTCCGCTTCCACGACCGCCAGCCCCGCGCGCCGCACGGTCTCGAGGCTGTCCTTCCAGCGCTCGATGGCGTGGTGACGGAAATGCTCCGTCACCCTGCCCCAGAACTCCTCGCCTACATCCGCCCGCGCGAGGCGGGTGGCGAGGGTGGTGGTGTCGGTGGTCATCGGAACCCTCCCACCATAAGCACCGCCCCCACGACCGCCGCGAGCAGCAGGGCGACCGCAATCCAGTATCGCCGCGCGCCGCTGCGCGGGCGGGTCTCCTCCAGCCAGCCGAAGGCAAGGCCGGAACGGGCGATGTCGTCGTTGTCCTTCACTTCGCGTCTCCCTTCTGCGCCGCGCGCCGCGCGGCCTGTTGACGCTCGCTCTGGCATTCTTGCCAGATGAGCCTGATATGCGCCGGCAGCATCTGCCGGATGGTCGCCGCGTGCTGAAGACACTCGGCACGGGTCTCGGCGGGGATCTCGACGCCACCGCAGTGGCGGTCGATCCCGTGCTGGCCGGTGCAGATGACCCCCAACATGACCCACGGGCTCAACCCAGCAGCCATAGCGCCACCGTCCACATCGCCGTCCAGATGCCCACCGTGGCGGCGGCGAACTCAACCGCGCGAGCCATCGCGGACCTCCTCGATGCGGGCCAGCTGCGCGCTGGTCTCCTCGGTGATGATCTCCGACACATCCGACATGATCCGACGCATCAGCACCTCGGCATCGATCAGCGGCGCTCCCGGCGTCTCGTCAGCCAGCCGCACGATCCGGCGGCAGAGCTTCAGCACCGCGACGCCGCATTCGGTGATCGCCTCGGCCTCGCTGAGTCGAATGTCGAACTCCTCAACGCTGGACATTGATCGCCTCCCGCGCGCGGGCGAGGTCGGCGCGGCGTTGCGCCACCGCCTCGGTGATAATCGCCGCAAGCCGCTCGGCATCCGGGGCGTCGAGATGCAAAGTGACCTGCGTCTCGGCGCAGCGAATGATCATGGCTGTCGCGAGGTATTCCCGCGCGCCGGCCTCGACCGCCTCGTCGGCGGGCCAGATCCAGCGGACGCTAAGCGTCTCGCCTCGGTTGAGATGTATCCCGGTGCCGGGCATGTGTCGTCCTCCTGTTGATCTCGGCGCGCCACCCTGGCGCTCCCTGCTGCCGCCCGAGATCGAGCGGCAGCCGGGAGGGTCAGGCGTGCATCGAGATTTCGCACGCCCACGGGTTTGCCCAGCCCTCGCACGCGGCGGCTTCGGCGGCGTCGCGCGCCTTGATCCACACCTTCGCGAGCCCGGTCATTTGGTCCTCCGAGTCGCCCTCGGCGAACTGCCACTGATACTCGGTCTCCGCCTGACGCGGCGTGCAGCCCGCCCGCCGGAACACCGCGAGCGCGGCCTCCTCGGCGCGATAGCGGTCATCGGTGGTGTCGATGGCTCTGCCGTGGATCTGGATCGAGATCATCTGCTGGTCCTCCGTTGTCGGCCGGGTCGGCCGGTTGCGATGGGGGAAAGAATGAAGGTTAATTTTGAGGTCGAGGAGCAAGGTTTCTGCAACCCCGCTATGCGTCAGGCGCGCCGTCCGGCGTAAATCCAGAGCCGCATCGCCTTGTGCTTGTCGGCGGCGGTGTAGCTGGCGAGCAGCGTCTTGCTCTGCCACGCGCGCCCGGTCTTCGGATTGACGGGCTGGCGGGTGACGTCGATCCGATCGCGGTCCGACCACTCGACGATCTCGTAGCGGCGTCCGTCCCTGTTGTATCCTGCCTTGATCATTGGTTCCTCCTGTCTGGTGCAGAAACAAATAAACATGGCGTTACGGGCCGTCAACGGGCAACCCATGCAATCCACGCATGGCGCTATGCGTTTCGCGCTTGACGGACTACACGCGCGGTGTATCCTTGGCTACATGACGGTCCCTCAACTGATCTTCGCTCTCGGCGGCAACACCGCGCTTGCGCGCGTGCTCGGCATCTCGCCACAAGCGGTGTCGAACTGGTCCAGGCGCGGCGCGATTCCCGCACGTCGCCACTACCAGGTCGCGCGCCTCGCCCGGGCGCTCGGCCTCCATATCGACCCAGAGAGGATGCAATGAGCCTGTCGAGAGACATCGCGGACATGGTTCGCGCGCACGGCCAGATGACCGGCGCGCAGCTGCGCGAAGCGTTCAGGCACGAAGATGAACAACGGTTGAAATATGCGGTCAGCAACGCCGCCTATAACAACTGGGTGATCGGCCCGAAATCGCGCGCACTGCTGGATAGCGTCGTGTATCGCGCATCCGATCAGACCGCCTTTCGCGGTCCGGCGTGCGCCGAGGAAGTGGCTATCAATTGGGACACGCAGGACCACCGCTGGCGCTCACAGGCTGGCGAGATCGCTTACGAGGACCATCCGCGCAGCCTCGCCGCCCCACGCATCCTCTGGCGCGGCTCGCCGCCGCCCGCGCGCTCGTCGTGCGGGTCGAGCGCGGCGATGATGGTCGGCGCGTCCCCGGGCATCTACAATGAACCGCCTTCGCGGTTCGTGCGTCAGGTAGACGATGCCGAGGTGCGCCGCCGGACGCTGCGCGGCGAGAGCCAGCACAAGATCGCCGCCGCTCTTGGCGTCAGCCGCGCTCAGGTCTGTTCGGCGCGGCGGCGCATCAAACAAGCGCACGGGACCAGCTTCAGTCACCACACCGGCAGCAAGACGAGCAAGTATGAGTGACGACGAGCGCGACGAGCCGGGGCGGAAGTGGTTCGGTCGCGAGCGCATCGAGCCGCCGTCGCTCCAATCCTCGCTCGATCTTGACGCCGTCGCCGTTTCGTCGTTCCGCCGCGTCGCGCTAGGATGGGGCGGGTATCAGGTCCAGCCACTGAGGAGAGCCGAATGAAGCCGAAGCACATCCTGATTGAAGCCCTCGATCTGATCTCCGAGGATCGCCATCGCACGCATGGTCGCCCCGAGGAGAACCTCGCGAACATCGCGACCATGTGGGACGCCTGGTGTCGCGTATCCCGCGACGCGCAGATGACGCCGCACGATGTGGCGATCATGATGGCGCTTTTGAAGATCGCCAGGACGCAGACCGGCACCTACAACCGCGACGACTACGTCGATGCAGCGGGCTACATCGCGCTCGCACATCGTCTCGCGGCGGCGGGCAACGAGGAATGATGCGCTCGGTGCGACTGATCCTCCACGGCGAGCCAGCGAGCAAAGCGAACTCGCGGCGGCTCGTCACGATCCGAGGACAGGCGCGGCTCATCAAGTCGCAGAAGGCGCTCGACTACGTCGCGGCGGTGAAGCGGACCTATCCGCCGCTGTCGCCGCTGCTGGAGGGCGACCTTCGCATGACGGCGGACGTCTACTACGCCTCGCGGCGTCCCGATCTCGATGTCTCGCTCATACTGGACGCGCTCCAGGATATCGCCTACAAGAACGACCGCCAGGTGCGCGAGATGCACCTCTACCACCACCTCGACCGCGAGAACCCTCGCGCCGAGATAACCCTCGAGGAAATGCATGATGACAACGAATGACGATCTTGCGCGCTACGCCGACCGCATCGAGCGGGCGATCCAGGCTGTCGAGGACGCGCGCGATGACCTCGCCGCGCTCAAGGCCGAGGTGACGTCGGCGGGCTACGACGGCGGCGCGCTGGTGCGCGTGGTGGAAATGCGGCACTCCGAGAAACGCCGACAGAAGGAAGAAGCACGCCTCGCGCTGGTTCGGCTCTACGCCGACCGGCTGGGCGTGCAGCTGCGCCTCGACATCTGAGACGGGCCGAGGCTCCTCCCTGCGCGCGGCCGGCGGGCCGCGCCTCCCAAGCGGTCCAGCGCGCTTCGGCGCGTCAACGCCTCCCTCGGTCACCATGCAAGGGCGATGGTCGCTCCCGCCACCTTCTCAATCCCTATCGAGGACATATCCATGTCAGGTCTCTTGCTCCACCGTATCCCGCACGTTTCCGCATCCTCCCTCAACCTTTTCGCCGCCGAGCCGGCGCTCTGGGTTATGGAGCGGCTCATCGGCAAAAAGGGCCGCGTCGGTCCCGCCGCGCATGTCGGCACCGCTGTCGAGGCGGGCGTCGAGGCGGCGCTGCTTGGGCGCGCCAACAATCTTGAGGCCGCGTCGGCGCTCGCGGCGGCGCGCTATGACGAATTGTGCGACGACGCCGACGCACGCGCGAAGATCGATCCGATGCTGCGCCAGGCATGGGGCGCGCTCGCGCCCTATGGTCAGCCGGATGTGCCCGAGGACGGACGGCAGCACCGCGTCGAGGTGGCGCTGGACGGCGTCCCGGTGCCATGCATCGGCTACACCGACTTTGTCTTTCACGCGCATGGCTGCATCATCGACTTGAAGACCTCCAGCACGCTACCCTCTTCGATCAAGGTGTCTCACGCGCGGCAGGGCGCGGTGTATGCGCGGGCGTTCTCCAACTACTCGATGAGGTTCGCTTACTGCACGCCGAAGAAGAGCGCCGTCTACATCCTGGAGAACCCGGCAGACCATCTCGCGGCGCTGGCGAACATCGCGCGACGGCTCGACAAGTTCCTGGCGGTGTCGGCAGACCCGCAGGAACTGGCCGCTATCGTCTGCCCTGATTACGACAGCTTCTATTGGTCCGACCCGCAGACGCGGACGAACGGGCTGGCCCTATTCGGGTTTTGACCCGATCCGCGACTGGCGGTCTCCAGTCAGGTGAAACGCAACACGCAAAAGGAAAACGCAAATGGCTCTCGGTATCCCCACCAACACGAACCGCACCCCCATCGTCAAGTATGATGCCCGCGCGGGCCGGTGGTTTCGCGTCGATGGCAAGGACAGCGTTGTCGATATCTCCAACGGCTTCGCCGCCGTATTCGACTTGGCCCAGATCGACATTGGCTGGGCGCTGTTCGCCGCTGGCGCGCCGCCGTCCACGAGCTTCGCTCGCGTCCCCGCGCCGATGCCGCCGCAGCCGTCGCCGGATCACAAACGTTCGGTCAGGCTGATGCTCAAGCTCAGCAAGACGGCGGGCGGCGATGTCCGCGAGGTGCTGACACAGGCCGGGATCGTCCAGGCCGCGATCGACCAGCTGCACGACGCCTACATGGCCGCGCCCGAGGCGCGCGAAGGCAAGTTGCCGGTGGTGGCATGCCCCTCGACGGAAGCGGTCGTCCAGGCGATGGGCAACGGCGCGAAGAGCACGAACTACAAGCCGGTCCTCCAGATCGTGAACTGGGTGGCCCGTCCGGCGGATCTGCCGTTGACCTCGGGGCCGACGCCGGTCGCTGTCGCCGCTCCCGCGCCGGTCGCCGCGCCGCCGTCCACCGGCTCGACGGTCGCCGCGCCGCCGCAGCCGAAGGCGGCTCCGGTGCCGCTGCCGCCCGCCATCGGTGACGACACCGAGTTCTGATATCGAGATCGGCGCGGTCCTCCCCGCGTCGGTGCCGGTGTCGCCTACCGGCTGGGCAAAGTGGCGAGCGAGCCGGGGCGACATCCCCGGCATCGGTCTGCCCGGACCGCACAGGAGGCAAGATGGCACAGAAACCGCAGACGCCGCTCGACGCGGCGCTCGACTATTACGACCGGGGGCTGATGCCGATCCCGGTCCATCGCGTCATCGCGCATCGCGAAGGCAAGCCGATCTGCTCTTGCGGCGCGCGCGATGGCTGCGCGAGCCCAGGCAAGCACCCGACGATGACTTGGAGCCAATTTCAGAAGCGCCGACCGCCGCGCGAAGAGGTCGCAGACTGGTGGTCGGGCGATCGGGCGCGATACGGGGTGGGCATCCTGACCGGGTCGGCGTCAGGCAACATTTTCGTCCTCGATGTCGATGTCGGGCCTGGAAAAGATGGCGACGACAGCCTCCGCGCGCTCCAGCTGGCCCATGACGATCTGCCCGAGACCGCCGAGGTCAAGACCGGCGGTGGCGGGCTGCATCTCTACTTCCGCGCGCCGCCTGGCGTCGCCGTGGTCAGGAATAGCGCGAGCAAGCTCGGACCCGGCCTCGACATCCGAGGCGAGGGCGGCTTTGTGGTCGCGCCGCCGTCCGTCCATGCCTCGGGCCAGCCTTACGTCTGGTCCTGGACCAACACCCTGGCCGAAGGCATCGCCGACGCTCCCGCGTGGCTCCTCGATCTGGTCCGCGCCGAGCCGGTGATCGGGGCGACGCCGCGAGATCGGGTTGCGTCGTCGCCGCCTCCAGCGTCGCCGGTCGGCGCAGGAAGCCTCGGGGTGCTGCCACCCGCTATCGAGGACGGACGCGAGGAATACATGCGCGACACCGTCTTCGCGGTCGCGCTGGAGTTGACCGGCCAGCATGGCGCGTGGCCGACCGCCGAGGAAGTCTACGAGGTGGCGTGGCCGCAGTTCCTGCGGCGCGTCGATCTGTCCAGGCCTGGACGGATCAGCCGGGACAACGCCGAGCAGGAGATGCGGGCGAAATGCGCGCAGATCGCCGCCAAGGCCGAAAGCGGGGGCATGGGCGCGCTTGAGGATGTCGTCGCGGCCTATCAGGCCAAGCGCCGGGAACAGCCGCGCCAGGGGCCGGGAAATCGGCAGGAGGAGGCGGCGGGCGAGTCCAAGCGGGACGAACCGCCCGAGCCGCCGCCCGAGGACCTTGGC